AACTGCACAATCCAGCTGAAAGCAAAACGTAACAGCACCACGGTGGTGGTGAACACCCTGGCCTCAGAAAATCCGGATGAAGCCGGGCGTTACAGCATGGACGTTGAGTACGGTCAGTACAGCGTTATTCTGTTGGTGGAAGGATTCCCGCCGTCACATGCCGGGACCATCACCGTGTATGAAGATTCTCAACCGGGGACGCTGAATGATTTTCTCGGTGCCATGTCGGAGGATGACGTCCGGCCGGAGGCACTGCGTCGTTTTGAACTGATGGTGGAAGAAGCGGCGCGTCACGCTGAGGAGGCGAAGAAGAATGCCGGAGAGGCGGAGACGTCCGCGAGGAATGCTGGCATATCAGCCAGTCAGGCAGAAGAGAGCGCTGCAAATGCTGACACTTCAGCAGGGGATGCATCGGAGTCAGCCCGGCAGGCGGCAGAAAGTGCAGCCTCAGCAAAGCAGTCAGAGGATGCGTCCTCGTCCTCGGCCTCTGCGGCCGCTCAAAAAGCCAGTGAGTCATTACAAAGTGCAACAGATGCTGAGTTGTCAAAAAAGATGGCAGAAAGTGCAGCCGGTAATGCAGCCAGGGATGCAACGACCGCAACAGAAAAAGCCCGGGAGTCAGCAGAAAGCGCACAGTCAGCGGAACAAAGCAGGATAGCGGCGGAAGAGGCCGTAAACCGAATCCCCACCGTGGTGGGGCCACCCGGACCAAAGGGAGAACCGGGGCCCGCGGGTCCTCAGGGGCCGAAGGGAGATAAAGGAGAGCGTGGTGACACCGGCCCTGTCGGGGCAACCGGCGAACGGGGACCGGGAGGAGATACAGGTCCGGCAGGTCCGCAGGGGCCGAAAGGCGACAGGGGAGAGCGGGGAGAGACCGGGCTGACAGGAAGTACAGGTCCACAGGGTCCAAAGGGAGACACCGGGGCAGCAGGCCCGGCAGGCCCACAGGGACCGAAAGGAGAAACAGGTGTGGCTGGCCCGGTAGGGGCAACCGGACCTCAGGGGCCGAAGGGCGACCCGGGGGAGACGCAAATACGGTTCCGTATGGGGCCGGGAAACATTATTGAGACAAACAGCAATGGCTGGTTCCCGGATACAGATGGCGCACTCATCACCGGACTGACCTTTCTTGACCCCAAAGATGCCACACGGGTTCAGGGTTTTTTTCAGCATTTGCAGGTCAGGTTTGGCGACGGGCCGTGGCAGGATGTTAAGGGACTGGATGAAGTGGGCAGTGATACAGGCAGAACAGGAGAATGACATGAATATACTAAAAAAACTTATGCAGCGTCTGTGCGGTTGCGGAAAGCATGATGACCGTGAAAACGGGGAGTTACTTACAGCACAGCTGCGACTGGGACCGGCAGACATTCTGGAGTCCGATGAGAATGGTATTATTCCGGAGCAGGCCAGGGTAATCACGCAGGTGGTGATACTGGATGCGGATAAAAAGCAGATACAGTGCGTGGTAAGACCGCTGCAAATCCTGCGTGCTGACGGGACGTGGGAAAATATTGGCGGAATGAAATAGCCGACAGCTTCACAAAAACCGGAGTCCGGCTCCGGTTTTTTGTGTTGCAATGTCCGGGGGATATTTGTTAAGTAAATGCATTTTCATGCACTGCGGTTTTAGCTGATATATTAACAAGCCATGCAAAGGGAAATTTTACTGATATTTTTGAGCAGTATTATCCATTAGCATGGCGTTGATGTCTGTTGCTACGTGATGCCAATATATATTGCAAATCACAGAGCAGGCAGCTCATTAAACTTGGTAAGCCTTGCTACGATAAGGAAGGTTTACCATTGTGGTGTCATTAGCTCACATGTGTATGGGAGCTTTAAACGTTCCTGTTACTCGTTGGAACACCTGCCTTGCAGAGATAAAAGCCATGCTGTCCGTTATCGTCTGGGCTAGTGAATTGGTGGCACTGAAATATATAAAACCATATTAAGTATCAATATGAAAATTCCCGTTCTCCAACCTGGCTTCAACTTTTTTGCCCCTGCTGGATACTCTGCTGCTGTTGCTCCTAATCGTGCTGAAAATGCCTATGCGGATTACGTTTTGGATATAGGCAAGCGAATACCGCTTTCCGCAGCAGATTTAAGCAACGTATACGAAAGTGTAATTCGCGCCGTCCATGACAGCCGTAGCAGGCTCATCGATCAGCATACGGTCGATATGATTGGCAACACTGTACTTGATGCGTTGAGCCGATCACAAACATTTCGTGATGCCGTAAGCTATGGCATTCATAATGAGGAGGTACACATTGGTTGCATTAAATACAGAAACGAATACGAGCTTAACGGAGAATCTGCTATCAAAATTGATGATATTCAATCACTAACCTGTAACGAATTATATGGATACGATGTCGGGCAAGAACCAATTCTCCCCATTTGCGAGGCAGGAGAAAACGAGAACGAAGAGCCTTATGTCAGTTTTAGTGTTGCGCCAGATACTGATTCTTATGAGATGCCATCGTGGCAGGAAGGACTGATTCACGAGATTATTCATCATGTTACTGGGGCCAGCGATCCATCTGGAGATAGTAATATAGAGCTAGGACCCACCGAGATTCTCGCACGACGTGTCGCTCAAGAGCTGGGATGGAGTGTTCCCGACTTCAAAGGATATGCAGAGCCAGAACGAGAAGCTCATCTTAGACTACGTAACCTGAATGCCCTTCGACAGGCTGCCATGAGGCATGAAAAGAATGAGAGGGCTTTCTTCGAAAGACTGGGTACGATCAGTGACCGATATGAGGCGAGTCCTGATTTCACAGAGTATTCCGCTGTGTCTAACATAGGATACGGATTTATCCAGCAACATGATTTTCCAGGGGTGGCTATCGACGAGAATTTACAGGATGTAAATCAGATCCAACTGTATCATGGTGCTCCTTATATCTTTACATTTGGGGATGTGGACAGACACAATTAGCGCTGATTCGTCTTTACAGTTACATAGGGTTACTACTCATAGATATTAACGGAGTTGATGATGGGCAATCGTGCAACATTGTATTGTATGTAAAGGCAGAGCCCCGAATTTTACTGTTGTAAGTGGGCCTGGCGGGAATGGTATCGCCAGCATCATTGGCTTGGGTCCAGTAAAAAGAGACGCAGAAAGATGCACAATAGGCACTACGCGTCATGCATGGATTAGGTCGCTCATCATTTACACAGTACTGCTAAAAAATTATTAAGGAAAGCGCGGCACGTCGTATGCAAGAACGTGCCACGGCTGGCTGATGGACGTTCGATAGCGCGAGTTTGAATGAAAATCAGCCGGAGATGATTTTACATAATTGCTACGGAATTATTCAATACAGGAATTGCTTGTGTATGCATGGATTGACCTGAAATATTCCCGAAAATTTCTCTAAAAAACTCGAAAAAAATGGTAACTAATTGAATGTATTAATATGTAATAGTACGTGTTAGAGATTAAAAGATGAGCATAAATTTATTTAACACATTAATTCTAAAAGATTTTGTTGTTTGTTGACGAAAACAGGAATCGTGTTCGGTCTCTTTTTATCTGTTAAAAGCCAGAAGCATTTCCTTCGCTGACTTTATAGTCAACCATAACACACACTCTACTGTCTGAGTCCAGCGTTTTTTAACATTCTTGTTAAGATTATGTGATCTTTAGCGCGGGAGGAAAATATTGATGAAACAGCCTGCGCCCGTTTATCAGAGAATTGCGGGTCATCAATGGCGACATATCTGGCTTTCTGGCGATATACACGGTTGTCTTGAGCAGTTGCGCCGCAAATTATGGCATTGTGGTTTTGATCCGTGGCGAGATTTACTTATCTCAGTGGGAGACGTTATCGATCGTGGGCCGCAAAGTTTACGTTGCCTGCAGTTACTGGAACAACATTGGGTTCGTGCGGTAAGAGGCAATCATGAACAGATGGCGATGGATGCGCTGGCATCCCAGCAGATGTCTTTGTGGTTGATGAATGGCGGCGACTGGTTTATTGCGCTGGCAGATAATCAACAGAAACAAGCGAAAACGGCGCTGGAAAAATGTCAGCATTTGCCCTTTATTCTTGAAGTACACAGTCGTACCGGCAAACATGTTATTGCTCATGCCGATTATCCAGATGATGTTTATGAATGGCAAAAGGACGTTGATTTGCATCAGGTCTTGTGGAGCCGCTCGCGATTAGGTGAACGCCAAAAAGGGCAGGGAATTACAGGTGCTGATCATTTCTGGTTTGGTCATACACCGTTGCGACATCGCGTGGATATTGGCAACCTGCATTATATTGATACCGGTGCTGTCTTTGGGGGCGAACTGACTCTTGTGCAATTGCAATAATTAAAAATCACCATACTCCTGTGCTGGTCGCCAGAAACCATCTATAAAATCCTCAATCGGAAAACAACCGCCATGGCGGATCCGTTGATCGCTCATAGAATAAAGACACTGCTGTTCCGTGTTGTAGACATCCACAACAATATCTTCACAACCGCCATCCAGGTAGCAAACAAAAAGTACCAGCGCGAACATTTCATCCCCGAAGTGTGGTGCCGTACCGTTAAGTTTAGGAGAGATTTTACAACGGGGGAATAACCAGGACAAATAACCCGCCAT